TTAAAATTGATTGTGGCGCGTGAGTTGCTCTAAAGCCTTGTTATGATGTCTGAGTAGTGTTTGTCTTGGATAAAATAGCTTATCTGCTATATCAGCCCATTTGAGATTATTTATATAGCGTTCAGTCAGTATGTTACGCTGTAGTTTATCATCTAGGCTATTGATTAAATCTATGTCATCTTGTAAGTCTGCTTCTGCTTGCTCAATCTGTTTCAAGTCCTCTGTCTCAATACGTGCTAAATGCTCAGGCGATAACTTAACCAACTCCCTATCATGTTCCAAGGTTGCTTTCAAGTTCTCAATATACAAACGCTTATAATACATGTTTTTTAGTCTTTCTTTGATTTCCATTTTCTGTCTCCTGTGTTATAATATATGCATTGGCACAAAGCCAAAATAAATATAGAAAATGTTATGATATCAGTAGCGTTTCATATTTGAGGTTTGTGTGAGTAGGGCTTTTTTTGGGTCTATAGGTTCGTCCTATAGGCTTTTTTTATGCAATCTAAAAGCGGAACAAATAGAAAGTTAACTGATAAACAAAACACAATCAAAATAAGACTTTTCAAGGTTATATGACACCCCTTAAAAATCTGAAAAAATGGCGCGTGATACAAGCTAACACCTTGTCGTGGCTCTCCTATGGCTCATACACGGGGGCGGGGGTTAATTTAAACACTCGGATAATATAATTATACCCAAATCACTTAAAACGTCATACAGGGCATTTTAGGGGCTAATAATGACGTGCTAGAAAAATCAAAAACGGTTTTTTTTGCACAGAAGAGGGCAGCGTCCTTTAATCACGAACAAACATAGCCCCGTTAAAAAGTGTGTGGGGTACTTTCCGAATAATAAACAAGGGAAGCGCGTGTTTCTCTCGCTTCGCTCTTGGTTCGTTTCTCTATCCAAGCAAAAAGCCTACTGATAATCAGTAAGCTTCTTATCTTGCCTTTGCTGTCTCGTCTGTTGATACTATGATAACATACTTTGCTTTAATCTTCTTTGTTTAGATTTGTATTGTAATACTCTAAACCTTGATATTCATTGTCAATGTCTACAGACTTGAATAAGTCAATCGCTTCATCATCTAGCATATCAAGCGTTCTGATTGCTGTTTCACTATCTGCGTTCAATGGTTCATCACTTAACAAACGTTCTGCATAATCTAACAACTCACTCTCATATAATGCAACCTTGTTAATCAATTCCTCAAACGTTGCTTGTTCCTTTAGCTGTTCTGTTCGTTTGTCAATGTACTCATGAATAGTATCATCATACTCATAGCAGACAATCTCACGCGCTTCCTTGTCGTTGTCCTCTACTTCTTTAGCTAACTCTTGATATTGTGCCATCTCGTTTGATTGGTTATCCAAGTCACTTTCTTCCTCGATTGGCTTTGGTTGATAATGTAATTCATTATCTTCTAACATCATCAAGAAGCTTTCCAAACAATTGAAAACACTAAAAGCGATTGTTTCGAATTCTTCTTGTTTCTCTTCGGGAAGATAGCTCTTATAGTCTTTGGTCTGTAATAGCTCGGATAGTTCGCAAGTTTCTTCTACCCATGCTTTGAGTTCTGTTAGGGGCATTGGTGCTGTTGATTTGTTTGTGTTAGTCATATTAGTTACCTCTTTCATATTTTGATTGTTTGCTATTTGATAAGCTAGCTTGTAAATCTCTAGTGCTGTTGTTTTGTCACAATTAAAGTCGTTCATGATATGCTTAACTGCGTTAACCATACTGCTTATAAATGTCATAGGATTGTTATAAGTCATTTTCACATCTTGTTTATCCATTTTCTTAATTTACCTTTCTGATTTTTGGAACGTTTGGAAACTTCGTGGAACGTTTCTTTGTTCCTGATATCCCTTGTGTCCCAAGGCTTTGGCGCGTTTGTCACTTTTTTAACGTATAAATTATTTTTTCTTTTTTATACACTCTTTTTTTATTTATATGTATTTTATTATTAATGTACTAAATGTAAAAAATGTTCCAAAACCTTGGGGCTGTAAGATTAGCTCGTGGAACGTTAACAAATACGAATGTTCCAAGTGTTCCAAAAAAATTATTTATGTTTTGCGTTGTTATTCCAATATCCCCTATCTTTTTTGGATTTCTTGCGTTTCTCCGGTGTCTCTCTGCCGTTTGAATAGGTCGCAAGACTAGCATAGTCTGGTATATCCTCTTTAGGGTAAAAGCCTAAATGTAGTTGCCTACCTGCTGGAATAGTTCTTACACCAACTCTAATGTAAGGTGGTAAAATCTGCTTAATATCTCTGTGTAATCCTCTTTCAGTTTTAAAAAGCGATTGATTAAAATAATCTTGATACTGTTTCCAGCAATACCAAATAAAATCATTGGGAATAAATTCACTCGCCAAATCTTCTTTAAATGTCTTTTCAACAAAATCTAAAACAGGATTAATGTCCTTTTGGTGTTCGCCTAATAAAGTTTGAGACTGTTTGGGATTAATGTCTTCTAGCGGTGTTTCAATCGCTAACTTAACCAAATACTCTAGGACTTCTTTGCGATTGATATAATCTTTTTTGATAGCTGGGTTTGGTTTAACTTTAAATTTGCTTGAAAATGTCAAAATTCTAAACCGTCTGTCAATTGCTGATACATCACCATTCATACGTGGGAGACCGTTGGAAGATTGTACAACGGTCATATTTAACCTCAACGAATAAGGCTTTTTCCCTTTGTCCTCAATTGTCATAATATCACCAGTCGCAAGACTAAACATATCAGAGGTATCTTTGATAATAGCGTCTTTTTGGACATCATCACCAATAACTAACGATTTTCCAAGCAAAATAGAAGTGGTAAAACGGCTTTTATTTAAGTCTGTAATTTTAAGACTTGCAACGTTTTCCAAACCAACCAAATTTATTAGCAACTGTTGAAAAGTTCCTTTACCTGTTCCGCCCTCGCCGTACAACCAAAAAATTTTTTCTAGTGATTGACCTGTAACGCTCGCTTTAATAATTTGGATAGCAAGCTGGTACAATTCCTTATCACCGTCAAACAATTCTTTAAGCCAATCTGTCACTTTCCAACCGTTTATAGTTGGCTCTTTGGCATAAGGATTGTAGGCGGTTTTGATTTTTCTAGTGACAATGATTTGAGGATTGAAAGGCTCAAATTTGCCTGTTGCGTTGTTATAAAGTTGTCTGCCAATAGCTGTATACTCACCTTGTATTTTCTTGATTGGGCTTTTGTGTGCGATTTTGTAAAGCGTATCAAATGCTTGTTTTTCAGTAGCGTTTGGAAAAATAAGCATAATCAAATCTTGTAAGAATTCGTTATCCTCGGTGTAGATACCTTTGTCAGGGTGATAAAAGTACAAAGGCGCTTTCTGATTTTGTCCCTCTGGCTTAATACGTGTAAAGTGAATATATTTTTTTAAGATAATTGCAACGGCAAGAGGTGCGCTTGGAGTCGCTTTTTTACGCGCTTTCTCAGCGTATGCTCTTGTTGTCTTATCCTCTGCATTCTCATGCTCTAACATGTATTCTTGATAAGCACGGTTATAGGCATCACGTTTGATTTTTTCAACCTCATCAAATAACACGCTTTTTATATTTTTAAACGTTGTTAAATAATTGTCTTCCTGCTCCTCTGTGATTGGTGCCGACAACGGGATAGACGTTGAAACGTCTGGCACTTTTTCATCAAGCTGTTTCATAAATTCGCTCATTCAGTTCCTCCTTGAAAATCGTATTAATGGTGTTTAGAAAGCAGATATTAAGGTTATTGCTTTTGGTTAAGCTAGCATACAACTGTGTGATTTGCTCGTATGAATAGCCGTTTAGGTAGAATAACTTAACAAAGGCTATGATTTCTTCTTTGCTAAATAGTCCGTAAGCTATCCAATCAAACACAAGTCCCATAATAGGCAATGGACTTCCTGCTCTCTGTCTGTTCAGGTATTCATGTTCTAACTCGTCTAACACGTCCGCTAGCTTGTCTTGCACGCTTGCTATCTGATAATCTCTAGCAACCTGCCAACCGTCCTCTAAATAGCTTTCTAGGTCGTCTGTGGCGGTTACAGTTACCGTGATACCTTTATAGCTAAATGGCACTAGATAAAAGTCTGGTGGTTGGTAGTAGGTCATCATGACATGATTGTCTTTGGCTATGGTTCGTGTGGGATTGTCCTTTAGAAAGCCAAACAAAGGTAAAACTTGCTTATTGATTTGTAAGTTAATCAACTGGTACATACTAATACCCTCTTCTCCGTTTTTTCTTCAACTTTTTAAGTCTTTTTTGTTCTTCTTGCTGTTCCAATGTAGGGCGACGGTCTTTATAATGCTTCTCATTGTGATAATGTCCGCCACCTTGTGCAGGGTGTATATTATATCTTCCCATTATCCAACTCCTCTAAAATTTCAATAAGCTGTGGTATTTTTTGTTCAACTAATCGTAAAACTGCTTGACTAGTGTTCAAATTATCATCAACCAAAGCCACAGTTGCTAACGTCTGTAGGTCATTTAACTCTGGTATAATATCATCAATCATTTTTCTACTCCTAAAAATATTAAAATGTCATCAATTTTGTAAAATACAGTGCGCGTGCCTTCGATTGGTGGCATGTATCGTTTTAAACCTGCCTGCTCCCACCGTTGCAACGTGTTAAAGCTAACAGATAAGTCTGTTAGTAGTTCATCTTGTGTGATTAGTCCTAATGTTTTGGACTTTGGCTTGGTATAGGACTTTAGAAAACCAGATACCAGCTTCAGCACTTCCATTTTTAGGCTTTCTTCACTCTCTCTACTCAAACTAAACATACTTACACTCCCTCTAACAGTTTCTTGACAAGTTGCTTATATTCTTCTGGTTCAGCATTCATTAGCACATTTAAGCGTTTTTGTTCGTCTTGTAATTGATCGTAGAAAGATTTAGCGCCGTCTAGTAATTCAGCTTTATCTTCTGGGATAAAATAGCCACGATTAAAACCATGTCTAACACCAACAATAGGAATACCATACCTTGTGATTAGTTGGCTGATAATCTTCTGTACCGTTCTTTCCTCTAGTTTTAAGGTTAGGGCTATTTCTGCCCCTGTAGTTGGGTTCTCTGCCCCCACTTTGATTTGTCTTAACACGCGCTTATAATTTACTGGTAAAGTTGGAAGCTTCATTCAATCGTCTCTCTTTCTTTGCTGACTAGAATAATCTGACCTTTATCCCACATATCGAAGCAATCAGTCAAGATTTCCAATACTCGCTCTAATTGATTTTGTTCCTCGATACTGTAACAATCAAATTTATTTTCTAGCGAAAAATCAATCATAATATCCAAGGCTTCCGATAGGTTTTCTCCGAACTTTTCAGCCCTTACTTTAGCAAGATTGGCGCTTGTTTTATCTGTCATAACAATATTTCTCCTTTATCTAGCTTAGCAATCTGATTTTTAACCCATGCTCCCCTATCTTCTCGCTGTTCCAAGTGCTTGAATTCTTCCAATTCGGCAAACGTTACACGCTCATTGATAAGGTCAGCTATTTTATTTAATTCTTTATCTGTCATGGTCTGTCTCCTTAATTATAATAACGTCCCTGTGATTGAATATAAGCCCCATACCGTTCTTGAATATGGTTGTCAGGTATTTCTTCCTTAACTTCTTTTGGAGCTTCTACAGGCTTGATTTTGGCTATTTCAATGCCAATTAGAATAAGAATAGCTATAAGCACCAACTGCGCCCAAATTGGTAAATTAATTTCTTGGTATATCATGATTTAAGCCCCTCTAATTCTTTCTCGTTATCGCATTCTAACAATGCAAAGGAAACGTCATTTAATAGCTTATTGATTTGTCGGTTTTGCTCATAAGTAGTTGATAAAAACTTTCTGGCTAGCCAATCAAATTTTATTTCATCGCTGTTTTGAATAACTTCTAAAACCTCAATGTTGTTGTTAGTCATTTCTAGTCTATTCATGATATCCGATAAGCTATCACCAAAGTTTTTCAATTGCTCTGCTGTTAAATAGATTTTTATTTCTTGTTTCATAATTATTTTTCCTTGTCGCCTTTTAATGTTTTTTCTTGTATATACTTCCTTGTTGTTAGTTTTAAGAGTTTCCGCTCTCTGTCTGGACACAATAGTCTAACTTTGATAAAATTAAACTATATAAACTTTGCTAAAACCCTTTTAATAATGGCTTGCCTGCTTTTTATTAATCGTGTTTTATTTCCAACTTAAAGGCTTGTTAGAGTGGTGTCTGCTAAGCCTTTTTTTCTTTGCTTTCACGCGCCTTGTGAGAGCTTTTCTTTTTGTCTAAAGACCATTGTTTTTATCTCTTGATAGCTAAAATTCAGATTGATTAGAGCTATTGCCATGTCCTCTAATGCTTGATACTGCGCTAACTCAATACTATTCAAGCAATCGATACCAGTTTCACCGCCTCGCTTAGTGGTTAATTGTGTTTTGTTATAGCCCGTAACACCTTTTAGCAAAAGGTTGTAAACAGTAGAATAAGCCATTTTAGGGGCGTTCTCCCAACGGTTAATAACTTCGTTAAGCGCTAAACGTTTAGGTCTTTCTAACGCTCGTTGTAAACGGAAGTTAGCATTTTCTTTTTCTAATCCCTCTATATAGTCATATATCCAAGCCCTGAATACTTTTCCTTTTTCTGTTCGGGATAACATACCAATTTCAAATATGCCCCGTTTGTTAAATAAACGTGTTTCTTGGGTACCCCCCAAGCTGTGGGGTACCTTTGCAATAACTGAATATTCGTCACTTCTTAAATAGGAGTTACGTTCTAACATTCTTTCAATGCCCTTACGGTTCTTGTATCCAAACCCTTGGGCTAGCTGTTCGATAGTAACCAAGATTTCTCTATCTTTATTCAAATAAAAATCAATCTTGATTTTCCCAAATTCGCCTTTTTCCTTTTTAATAATTTGCATTTCTGACCTGCCTTTCTAGTCTTCTGCGTTCATCATATTCCACCTTCTCTAGTCTTCTGCATTCAATAGTTCGTCAATAGTAACACCTAAATAGTCAGCAACTTTTTGCAATGTTTTAATATCTGGGTGTTTTGTACGCTCATAATACAAAGCTGTTAAGGTACTTTTAGATATGCCCGTTGCTTTGTGGATGTCTGAAACCTTTTTACGTTGCTTTGCTAAAAGAATACGAAAATTATTTTTCATAGTCCAACAACTCCTTTTTTGTTTTTTTGTGTAAAAAAATAGCGTTAAGGCTAAATTTATACTCTTGATTATACACTACATTTTTATCATGTCAAGTAAAAAAATAAAAAAACTTGAAAAATATTAGCGTATAAGCTAAAATATTCTCCAAGGAGGGGTTTCTATGATTCGTAATAATTTAGCTAAATTGATGATTGATAGAGGAATTTCGGCTACCCAACTGTTTAATGATACTGGGATAGCACGCTCTACCATCTCAAAAATCTCAAATAACAATACAGATAAGATAAGTCTGCAAACTATTGACAAAATTTGTAACTACTTAGAAGTGAATCCTAGTGAGTTCTTTGACTTTTGGGCTTATGATGTAAGGATAAAGTGCGGTTTTAATAATTTTGAAAACCTATCAGAAGTAAAAGAATATTGGAAAACTTTCATAGAGTACTCTGAGCCGTGTTTTTTGCTAATAGAGTTTAGTAGAGGGAAAAATATAAAAAAACTTTTAGAGTATAAATTTAATTATAAGTATGAGTATGAGTATATACAGGGCATGCCTGACCCTGACGATACTGGTTACTTAGATAACGTTGAATTAGATACTAGTGTTTCTGAAACCTCTATATTTGACACTATGCCTATCCAATTTCAGAATGAACTAGTTGAACAAGTAAAAGAATTACTCTGCAAAACTTTTGATGTTTGGGAATTTTCACCAACTATTAAACATTTAGATGTTTTTATTTTAAATAATACCGACTAACCCACGCGCCAACATTTGCCAACATTTTGGCTTACAGTAGTGCTCAATTTTGGGCTTAACTATACAGGTATCCTTATCAGTCATACCCAAAATACGCTATGATTTTCTATGATTTCACCGTATATTTACAACCGTACCTGAAACTACACTTGTTACTGAATAAGTAGCGTTTATTTCAATATTTCGCTATTTCTATATTAAGGATTTGTAGTTAATTGCTCACATTTGCAACTATTCCCAAAAATGACAACGTTGAAACATTTGATTTACTACCATGCTATTTTGTCCGACATTTTCCAAGCAAATAACTGGTTAAGGACTTGACAAAACCTGACATATTTCCAGTACTGCTTTTTACTACATTCTTAAACTTATACACTCACATTTTCTTCCATTTCTTCTGTCCCTAAAAAGCATGAATGGTTTTATAGTCATACGCTCACAAATGCAACTAAAACAATGGTTACCGCTGTTTTAGGGACTTGCAAAAATTCATGTTTTTTCATATTGGCTACCTCAAAAAACCTCAAATATTTCCATTATGGAAACTACTAAAAATTACTAAATTCGATTGTATATAGCTTTTATTCCAACATTTTCTGATATGGAGTGCCGTTTTGTTACGTCATATACTAGGATTTTCTCGTATTTTCTAGTATTTTACGGATTTTAAATCCGAAAAACTCTAACTTGCTATCACAATTTAGGACTACGGCTATACACTCTCATTTTCCAACAATTCATATAAACCTAGAACCTTTTTAATAATGGCTTGCCTGCTGTAGAAAGGTTTATCATGAATATCAAAGAAGTTATTAAAAAAAACGGTACAAAAGTGTACCGCTCAAATGTTTATTTGGGAGTAGATAGCATTACAGGAAAGAAAGTTAAAACGACTGTAACAGGGCGAACGAAAAAAGAGGTTAAAACAAAAGCCCAGCAAGCCCAAAGCAATTTCAACGCTAACGGGTCAACTGTGTTCAAAAGAGTAGAAGTTACCACATACAAGGAACTTACTGATTTATGGTTAGAAAATTATCAAATGACGGTTAAACCTCAAACACTCGTAAACACGCACCAATTTTTGAGGAACCATATTTTACCTGTATTTGGTGATATGCAACTAGATAAGATACATATAGCACACATACAAAGTTGGGTAAACAAGCTAGCTTTCAAGATTGTTAATTATGGGGTGGCTGCCTCAATCAACAAACGTATCTTACAATATGGGGTTAGTATGCAATTGATACCGTTCAACCCTGCGCGTGAGGTTATTCTACCCAGACCACAAAAGGCAGGCGCTAACCGTATCAAATTTATCGATAAGGAAGATTTGAAAACATTCCTAGACTACATGGAACGACTAGCACCCACCGCCTACAACTATTACTATGATAGTGTACTGTATAAACTGTTACTTGCTACTGGTTGCCGATATGGAGAGGTGGTAGCTCTTGAATGGTCTGATATTGATTTTGACAATGCAACTATCAACATTACCAAGACTTACAACCGAATTGTAAAACAGGTTGGCACACCTAAAAGCAAAGCAGGTATCAGAACTATCAGCATAGATAATAAAACTATTCTCATGCTCAAACAGTACAGGAACAGACAACGCCAAGCATTTATGGAGATTGGTGCGCCTGCTCCTGCCTTGGTATTCTCTACAACGATATCAAAATACCCAAACAGTGACGCCAGAACCAAGTCACTTAGACACCGTTGTAAAGAAGCAGGTATACCACAATTTACGTTTCACGCTTTCAGACACACACACGCTAGTTTATTGCTCAATGCTGGAATTGGCTATAAAGAATTACAACACCGCCTAGGACATGCAACGTTAGCCATGACTATGGATACTTATAGCCATTTATCAAAAGAGAAAGAAAAAGAGGCGGTACTATATTATGAAAAAGCTCTCCAAAATTTGTAA